GTTAGCTCTATCGGTACCAGTGTCGTTACCAGCTGTTGCGCCCACAAATGGGTTAGCGACCATACCGTAACGAGTCTTAAAGCCAATTTTTGGCTGGAAGGTATCTTCACCAACCGCACGTACCATTGTTAGTGGAACGTATGGGCAGTAGAAAAGACCTGCGTCATATGGGTTTGAACCCTTATAACCAACGTTAACATAGTCAACGTTTGCATATGGGTCAATATAGACTTTCATTCCACCGGCCAAAGTACCAGCGAAAGTTGTGCCTGTGTCGTCAACAGTCAAGTTGGCGTTACCAGCAAGAGCTGGTGTGTAGTCCAACATGCCAGAAGCTGAAAGAGCAGCTGCTACGTCTGAAGAGCAGAGGATGAAGTTACCCTTACCTCTACGAGTTTCTTTAGCAATAACGTTTGCTTCTCTCATAAGCTGAACCAAGAGGCCCTTATACTTTTCTACGCTCCAACGACCATCAGAGTCGGCGTTAACGTCGAAAGTACCAGCAGTCGTAATGTCTGTCTGGCCAGAACCCAACTTAGCTTTTGCGTTGATTGTTCTAACAACTTCACGGTTGATTTCAGCGAGGATCTCAGCTGACAAGATGTTTGCCAACTCTGATTCAGCATCCAGGCCATGAATTGCCTTAAGATCCTGAGCCAGTTCCATCGAGTATTCAGCTTTCAGTGCACGGCTTTTCGCAGTGACTGTAGCTTTCTCGATTGAGAACGCCATTTCGTTGAAAGTTCCACCACCGCTTGAGCCAAGAGCTTCAGCAGCTGCAGTTGTCATACCAGTACCAACACCGAACGCATCTTCTACGTTGTCGGCGCCAGCATCGGCAGAAGTTTCACCAGTTGTTCCTGGAGGGTTAACGTCACCTACAGTAGATGAAGAACCACCACCTTGAGTACCAGTACCTGAGAAGTCAGTGTCTGCTTCGTTGAACAGAGCTTCAGTACCACCTTGAGTTGAGTACTTAGACTTCATTGCGAAGATCAAGCCTGTTGGGCCAGTCATCGGCTGAACGCCTGCGATATCGTAAGCGATCAGGTTTGGCATTGCACGTCTAACGAGGCTGATCAGGATTGGATCCCAATTGCCAATGTTAGAACCGGTTGCGTTAGCAGGTGCAGCTTCAGTCAGTGAGAACTGCTGATGGCCACGCTCTTCTGCAAGAGCTTTTTCAGTGTTTTCGAGAACAGTGGCAGTCACTGAACGCTTATAACGATCGTTAAGATCGCCGTCCACATCAAGAACTGGGTTCCACTTCTCGAGAAGTTTATCAGTTGTAAACATGATAGTTTTTCTCCCTATGGATTATTTCTTTTTAAGAGCTTCGAGGTAAACGGCCATCGCATCAGATACTGATACTTCTTCATCAGAACTTTCTACGATTTCTTCTTCCTCTTGGGTTGTTACTTTAGCCTTGAAATAAGACTCTTTGATTTGTGCGACTTTTTCAGCATATGCATCAGAGTCGTCCGCATCAATGTCTTCTACAAGACCTTTGAGCTTCTCAGCTTGTGCCTCAGAAAGACCGGTTGTAGCTTCCTGTACGATAGCAGCTCTTTCAAGTTTTTCAACTTGAGCTTTAAGAGCAATGTTATCTCCAGTAACCACATTGACCTGCTCTTCCAGCTCATCTTTCTGGTTAGACAATTCGTCAACCAAATCGATTTTGCCTTCAGGAACTTCAATATAGTGCTCAGTGAACACTTGATGAAGTTGCTTTATGAAAGACTCGGAGATTTCGGTACGAAGACCGGTTTCAATCGCCAGCTTGTTATCTTCCATCCAGCTTTCTACGACGTAGTTAAGGTATCCATCCACTTTTTCCACTAGGTCAGAGTGAATGCGCGCTGTTTCTTCAGCAAGCTCTTCAGCGTAGCTTTCTTCCATGCGCTCGACATGTTCAGAAAGTTTAGACTTAAGAGCAGCTTCAAAGATGATCTCAGCCTTATCTTTAAAGCCTTCGCTCAATGTAGCTTCTGAATCAACGAGTGCTTTAAGGTCGTCTTCAAAGACTCTCTCATCAGCTTCGCTAGCTTCAGTGCTCTCACCAAACATAGCTTTATAAGAAGCGCTAAGCTCTTCTTTTTTCATTTTTGACATCTTACCATACATAGCGTTGATCATGCCAGCTTTGGTCTTAGGAGACGCCGCTTGCGATGGTGCGCTTTTATCGATAGCCGCTTTGGTATCGACAGCAGCTTTTGCGCCATCTACATCGTCGTCTGCTTTACCCTTAGTGGCAGGAGCAGTAGCTTCTTCCAGATTGTCATCGCTCTCAACTTCAACTGTCTCGTCAACGATTTCATCCTGGAGTGTATCTTCGATGTCTACTTGATTTTCATCAGACATATTTTACTCCCTCAGAGTTAAAGTTTAGAGAGGAAATTCTTGAAAGCTTTAATTTGCAGGTTAGGATCCCCAACCTTTTTAGCTTCCTTGATTTCGGTCTCGAATATTTCAACAGCTTGTTGTTTGAATATACCATTTTCATAAATCCATTCAACACCTTCCATCACTCCGTTAACGAAGGCTTCTGGTGCAGATGGATCTTGAACGATATCAACGGCATTTAGCATGAAGTCTTTATTGACAACATTTACACCGCTTTTATTAACAAGACTACCCATTCCACGACTTGAGACACCTACTCGAACCTCACCTTCAAGAAGACCTTGAACGATCTTACCCATAGGAGTATCCAAAATAGTTGCCTTACCCACAACATTATTACCGTCCCACTTAAGTTCAG